CAAATTGGTTGGTGCCCGTTTGGGAACCAACCCACATTTGGTGAAAGAAATTACCAGACCCGTTTGCGGTGGACAAACCAATTACACGCCCGCCAACATCGGCAATAGGTTCAATAGAAGCCCACGCCTCCTCAGGGTTAGGCAAGAAAGCCCACTCATCCACAATAACCAAATACACCGACTCACCACGAGCAGGGTCAGAACCACTAGGTAAAGATTCAATAGCAGACTCATTATCAAACATCATTTTCTGCTGATGGTCAGTCGTTTGCTTAGGTCCCCGTTCTTTCATCCACTGAGGCATAAACCTAAAACCATATTTAGATTTAGCCAGTAGTTTAACTGACTCTCTTTCGGTACGGCTTAGCATAACTACGAAACGGTCAGGGCGAAAGAACACAAGCCAGAAAGCGTATGCGGCAGCCAGAGTGGAGAAACCAATCTGGCGTGCCTTTAGTACAATGCTGTAGCGTTCGGACATCCAGACACGCATTGTTTCTATTTGTGCTTCACGCATTTCAAACTTTATACGACCTCGTTCGGGGTGTTTAATATGCCAGTAGTTTTCACAGAAGTAAACAAATGCTTCTAGTTGTTCTTCTAGTGTGGCGTCATCTGCGCCTCGGCATTTACGCCATTCTTTTTCATGTATTAATGATTGTAAATCCATAATATTCTTTTATGTCCAAGCGAATATAGTTGCCCTATGTTCGGGTTTATTCTGATGGAGAATCAGGCATGGTGAAGATGATTTCTTTACCGCATGGACCACAAAAAGCATTACCACTTGGATAGACAACTTTGCTTTCTATGTCTATGTTTTGGTTAAAACATCCTTCAGTCTTGCAAGTAAGTGTTACTGAGGCGAATTGCATTTGTTCCATAATTTCCTTAAAAGTTTGTCGCTATAGCAGCCCAATAAACAACGATTGTCATTGCGGAAGAACACTTAATAATTACACCTGTTGTTGATGCACCGCCACCATACGGAATAAAAGCAAAACCTGATGGGTTAGCACCACTTGCTTGTTCATAACTAGGTCCCAAAGTCACGGTAGGTGAATTTGTGAACCTACCTGATGCAAAAGTTACAGTCGTTCCACTTGGTCCTGCACCAACCGACCCACCTTGAAATTGAATAAGACTTCTAACAAACGCTGTTGTTGCAATCTGGGTTGTGTTGGTACCAGCAGCAGCGTTAGGTGCTGTAGGTGTACCCGTAAAATCAGGTGAAACAGAGTTCACATTCACCCATGCCGAACCGTTCCAAAACAATGTTTTGTCTGTGTCGGTTTCGTATATCATCTGACCTTCGTACGGGGCTGTAGGGCGTGTCGTGGATGTGCATACACCTGTACGGATACCTGTTGCGTTGTTGCTAATAGCCATTATGCAGGTCCTATATCTATTATTACCAACTGCATTGGATTTGCACTTGCTGGATAAAAGTAACCGTTTGCAAGTGCAGATGAATATCCACGCACTTTAATTGTTGTTGAACCACTTAAACCTGAAAGAATTACATAAACAGAAACATTAGAGTTTACACTTGCGGGTACATAAACATCACGACTATTCAACACTGTATTAGAACCGTTTGTTATTTGAGCCGTAAAGGTTTGCGCTGTCCCTTGGTTGGCAAGATTAGTTGAAAATTCTGCCCTATATAAACGACCCGATACTGGAGTGAATGTCACCGTAATACCAGTTATGTCAGTTGCAGAAGTTGGTGTGTTGAAGTTTGTTGTAGATGAAACCCATCCACGCCCAGATGTACCACCAGCAGTTGCATCAACAATTCCCCAAGGCATGTTCCAGTTTGGATACCAAGCAGTGCCGTTCCAAACCAACACAGCATCGGTATCTTTTTGGTAGATAACTTGACCCTCGTACGGCGATGCAGGACGGTTGGCGGTGTTGTCAATAACACCAGCCTTAATTAGCGATGACGCGCCTATTTGCTGTGAAATACCCATTATGCCTCACTCACAAATCGTTCTTCATATGGTTCAGGCGTGTTGCCTTCTGCAAGCCACAACTCATACGCAACAAAATCCGAATTTGCTGGGTCATTAGGAATAGAAGAAACTGTACCGTCATCGTTTATGCGTTCAATGTAACGAGCAAGTTCTGGAAGATGCGGTGGACACCACGGATACTGTGTCAAGTCGCCTTCAATGTACCTAGCCATTTTATAACTCCGCCGTTTGTGTTGAACCAATAAAGAAACTTAAACAATGGTAGCCACCACTAGCAGCAGCAAAGGCAAAATAAGCACCATCATTATGGGCGTTATAATAAGCAGCAGACCCTGCAGACAACCCAGCACTTCCCGGGACTCGCCACTGAATACTAGTTACAGTTACGGTTGGGGCTGCCCTAAAGGGTACACGCATGTCTTGTGTGCCGTAATAATAGTTTGCTGCTGCGTAACCAAGAGCCACTACTTTTTCTTGATATTCCCCGTAAGGGTAATTCTGGTAGTACCTCATACACAGTTGTAGTTCAATACCAATAGGGCGCTGTTCAAATGGTGTTGGCTGGTAGTTCTGTTCCAACTGCACACCCGTAATATCGGCATAATCATTAGCCCCTGCTGTGCCAACAGAGTTAAAAGCAAATTGAACAAGCAACTGACTTGAAGTGGCAGGCATTACTCCGTAATAAGTAAAGCGTTGCCATGAAGTTGTCAGAGTTGCTGTTGTGTATATTACATTTGTTCCAGAAGTAAAACCAACATAAACGCCATTTGTTTCTGTGCCAGTACCGTTTTGCAATAAAACCTCTAAACCGCTACCTGCAGCAGAATAGTTGGAACCAGCACGAGCATAAAAAGAAAGAACCACAGGTTTGTTAACAAGTTTTGTGGCGGTAGATGTTTCAAAAGATGTACCAACATACATTTTTTGTATTCCTGTTGTGCCACTATTTCTTTGCATCCGTAAAGCATATTGAAAACCATCAAGACCAGCAGAAACTCGTGACTGTGTTGCATCAGCACCAGTAACAGAACGGTAACAACTCCAACGGTCTGCTTGAAAAGATGCTGAAGCAGTAGTGGTAAATGCGGCTGATGTGCCTCGTTGCCAAACATCAAACCCGCCATTGATTACAATGTTACGAAAACCAAGTCCAGCAGGCAACAACGCAGACGAACCCAAAACACTAGAAATAGCCATTACAGTGTTTTGTCCCAGCCAACAACAGTAATATTAACAGCACTAGCAAAGTCGGAATAACCCCACAACCTGTCGCCAGCATTTAATACCATAGCCGTATCCAACACAATAGTGTCATAAGCAGCAATAGGTAGAGCGTGAATAAAACGGCTAGAAGTTCCACCAGTAACCGTATTACCAATACCTAAATATACCAGTCTGTCCGTGCCACTAGTGTTACACAATATAACCTGTTTAATAACCCACACATGACTGGTGGCAACAACAGCAGACCCAAGGGCTGCGTCTGTTGCTGTTAACGCCGTAGGGTTAACCAATCGTGTTTCTACTCTGTCACCACTTGCCATATTAAACTCCTACATCCATTAAAATAATTGCACTAAACTTAGAATCATTCATAGGGTCCGTTGTTAAAGTTGCGTTAACCCAGTTTGTACCATTCCACTGCAACACCTGATTTGCTGTTGCCGATGTGATAGTGACATCACCAACATCATCCAAAATGGAAACACTAGGAATAGTAGCCCAAACCAAACCAGTAGTTTGTGCAGAATCAGCCTTGAGGAAGTAACCGTTAGTGCCAACACCTTGACGAGCCAAGGCACTACCATCTCTGGTGAGAATGTCACCCTTTGTTGTTAGTGTGGTTGTTCCACCTTCAGGACCTGTGGCTCCAGTAGCGCCTGTCGCCCCAGTGTTTCCTATTACGCCTTGAATACCTTGAATACCTTGAATACCTTGAGCGCCAGTTGCTCCAGTCGCTCCCGTAGGTACAGTAAAATCAAATACTGCTGCGGCACTAGTACCAGAGTTGGTTACGGCAGCAGAAGTGCCAGCAGCGCCAGTGGTGGTAGTTCCTGCAGCAACGGTTGCAGCGGTACCTGTAGCACCAGTAACTCCTTGAATGCCTTGCGCACCTGTAGGTCCAGTTGCTCCAGTGGCACCTGTAGCGCCCGTAGCGCCCACCAATCCTTGCGGTACGGTAAAGTTAAAGGTAGCAGCACTGGAGGTTCCTGAGTTTGTTACAGTAGCACTAGAACCCGCAGCACCAGTTGTTGTTGTTCCAACAGCAACGGTGGCTGCGGTACCAGTTGCGCCGACAACTCCTTGTGGTACAACAAAGTTTAATACGGCAGCGCCAGAAGTTCCAGAATTAGTTACAGATGCTGAAGTACCTGCTGCGCCTGTAGTTGTTGTGCCAACAGCAATCGTAGCAGCAGCACCCGTTGCTCCCGTCGGTCCAGTAACACCGATAGGTCCAACAGGACCAATATTGGCAGAAGCAACAACAGCGACAGTACCAGAGGTTACAACACCAACAGTGGCGTTACCTAATCTGATAGTATAATTAGTAGTTGTAGCCATTGTGACTTACACTC